AAAAACTACTTTTAAAAACATTGATGTTCCTGATAACCACTGTTAAACAAAAATTTGTATATTTGTATATCGTTAATTTAAAGACTAAGACAATGGCAAAACAAACAAGTGGAGGTAAAATATATGTTACATTCACGATTAATAAGGAAGTTAAAAAACGTTTCAATATAGCATGCGCTGTGTTAGGAATGAATATGAGTGAGGTAGCTCAAGCTATGATGGAAAACTTTGTAGATATAAGTAAATCTATGGAAAAGAATGAAATTGAAAGGCTTGACTCATTAAAGGAATTAGATAACGAAATTGAAGTAGTTGTTTCAACTAGATTAGAAGAAAACGATGGAAAACAATAAACCAAACCTGCAAACTCTTTTAAGAGAGGCGGCAAACATAAAAGAATTATCTGAAAACCCAACTAGAGAAGAAATTTTAGAGAAAGCTGAAGCTATAACTGAAATTAATATGGACAATAAGTGGAATAAGGTAAAAGAAACAATGGAAGGACCATTTGCTGATAGATTTTTGAAAGCAATGGATGCTTTACCGGATAAAGAATTTATAAGAGTATACGGTAAAATGATAGAGTACTTCAAACCTAAAATTGTTAGAGTTGAAGGATCGAAAGAAAAAGAAGAAGACAATGTACTACGTATTGAAGTATATAATTCTACTAAACCAGCTATAGAAGAAAAAACAATTGATATAACACACGAAGAAGATGGCACAGAGTGAAGCGGCTTTTCAGCAAGAATGCGTTATGTGGTTTCATAATGCTTATCCAGGTTTAAGAGGCATGTTATTTCATATAAGAAATAATAGCAATAGTAAAAAAGAAGGAGCTTACTGGAAAGCTTTAGGCGTATACGCTGGCGTATCTGATTTAATATTATTATACGGATGCAAAGCGCATTGTATTGAATTAAAAACACCTAAAGGTTATCAATCACCAGAACAAATTGCATGGGAAGAAAAAGTGTTTGAACAAGGAATTGATTATTACATAATAAATAGTATAGCAAAATTCAAAAGCGTAATAACTAAAATAGTAGAAGAATGAATCCATTAAAAGTATCAGATACATTCTCTATGACTTACGAGGCATTCCATACTCCGGGATGTAGGCAGTTAGTAAGTATGGGCGGAAGTAGAAGTAGTAAGTCGTATTCTATTCTACAGATGTTGATGTTAGAATTAATAAAACGAAAAAATATTAAAATAACAGTTTGGAGAAATACTAAAGTAACTTGTAGAGCAACAGTTTTAGAAGATTTCCAAAATATAATAATGTTCGATGAAGATATAGCTAAAAAGTTTAAAGAAAATAAACAGCATGGTACATTTGTATATTTACCAACTGGTTCTAGAATAATATTTGAAGGAGCGGATAATATTGGTAAAGTATTAGGTGGCCAACAAGATATTAGTTTCTTTAACGAGGTAACAGAGTTCTCTAGAGATGTATATTTACAAATTACACAACGTACATCAGATAGAATTATATGTGATTATAATCCGTCTAAAGACTTTTGGCTTGAGTCATACAGACATGACTCTGAAACAATATTTATTAGAACTAACTTCTCTAACAATGCTTTCTGCCCAAAAAATATAGTAAAGCAATTATTATCTTACGAGCCATGGGAACCAGGTTCTTATGAAGTAATAGAAGCTGAAATATACTACAAAGGAAGTCCTGTAACAGCTACAAATCAACCGCCGCCAAACATTTTAAACTGGAAAAAAGGCACAGCTTCTGTTTATATGTGGATGGTATACGGCCTTGGGTTAGGAAGTGAAAAACCAAATCGTATATATCATGGATGGAGAAAAATAACACAAGAGTATTTTGACTCATTACCTTATACAAGTTATTTTGGTTTAGACTTTGGAACATCAAATCCAACAGCTTGTGTTGATGTAAAATATGATGGTAATGGAGGAATGTATATTTGTGAAAGATTATATAAGCCACTTGGCGAAATAGAAGACTCGTTAGCTACTGTTATTAAATTAAAAGTACCACAAATAATAAAAGGAAAAAGCTACGTTATATGCGACCCTGCTAAAAATGCATATTTAGAAATATTACAAGGGGCAGAATATCTTGCTATAGGAGCTATAAAGGGAGCTGGCAGCATAGAAGCTGGAGTAAGCATAGTGCAATCTTTTACTATTTACTACGTATCTTCACCTAATCTTGAAATGGAATATACTAATTATTCATGGCAAGTTGACAGAAATGGAAAAGCTATTGACACTCCTCTAAAAGATAGAGACCACTTGATGGACGCTATGCGTTACTGCATTGCTTTTTTATTCAAATATCTAAACATTAAAATCTAAGAAAATAACCTTCTACGCGCGAGCGCGCATAATACGCGTTCTTTATATATACCTTAATGCAAAATATTTGCTAAAACTTTTTGACCTATTTCGCCAAACGTATTATTTTTTTTGCTATCTTTGTTTTGCAGTAATAGCAAAATAGATTTTAGATATAAGACTAACAATGAAAACTTTAAAAGATTGGAAGCAGAACAACTTGTAGAGATAAACAGAAAGTTAGAAAGCATAAGCAACCATTACGATTTCTTTAAAAAGAAAATGGATGTGCTTGATAAAATTGAAACAGCTATACTTGGTAATGAATATAATAAAAGAGGATTTGTACATATGCTTGATGATTTTGAATCCAGAATCAAAGTTATCGAGGAAAACATTATTATAATGGAAGAAAACATTTTACAAAACTCTAAAAAAATAGAAAACTGGGATAAAGCATTAGTAGCTATAATTATAGCTGTTGCGATTTTTGAAATAACCAAACACTTTATAAAATGAAAACAGTATTTGAATCAAAAACAATTTGGGCTAACATCATAGCTATTTTGTTAGGAGTACTTCCTTTAGTCGACGGAAATTTATTGCAAGCAATCGGCGTTGCTAATACAGAAAGTTATTTAACAGTTCTTGGATTTGGCATGGCTATTCTTAATATATTATTAAGAACAATCACTAATCAGGGAATTTCAAAATAAATGAAGACTTCAAAAATAGGTATTGACCTAATAAAATTTTTTGAAAGTCTTCATGATGGTGATTTAACTCAAATAGGTTTACAGCCAAAAATGTGTCCATCTGGAATATGGACAGAAGGTTGGGGTAGGGCTATGAGAGATGATAACGGAAACTTTATTAAAGGAATTAAAAATAAAGCTTTAGCTTATTCAAGAATTTCAATTCATACTGAAGAGGAAGCTGATAAAGCATTGCTTGAAGACTTAAGTCCAAGAGAATTTTTAGTTATGCAAAAATTAAAAGTTGTAGTTCCGCAAAATCATTTTGACATGTTGGTATCGCAAACGTATAATACAGGCGGTTCTGATACGCTTTTTAGAATGTTTAACAATAAAGCGTCATTAGAAGATATAGCTAAATGGAATAACTCTCACTATATAATAGGCGGAGGAAAAGTTTTAAATGGATTAATAGCAAGAAGAAAAGCTGAGTCTAAATTATTGATTGCAAACAACTAAATTAATATTATGAATTTTCGAATCCCCTTCTTAGGAAACATTTATTGGGAGCGCAATAAAAGCGGAGAAAATTGGTATACAGAATTGTCTGAAGCTGATGGTTTCGGATTAGCAGGTTCTAATTTAGATATTGCTCAAAATCACCCAATATTGACACCAGCAATGTTGTTTGTAAGTAAACTTTTTTCACAAGCTAACTTTTATGTAGAAAATGCAAAAGGAGAAAAAAGATATGACCATCCATTATTAACAATGCTTGATAATCCAAATTATTATCAAACTAGAATGGATTTGTTGGAAAGCTTAATGTTTATGCAAATAGCAAATGGAGTTGCTGTATTATATAAAAAAACTATAATAGGTTTTCCTAATGAGCCAACAGCTGTTTACTTATTAGACTATACAAAAATAACTTGGCCTGATGGATTTAAAACAAATTTTTCTACCAATAATAATACAAACCCAGCTGGCAAAACAAAAGTGGTATATGATAAAGGAGGCATTCAGGAAATAGAAATTCCATTGGATGATTTGTACTTCTTTTATGATATGCCTAATGCTATAAATAGCAAAAACCAATTTAAATGTAAGTCAAGACTTGATGGTTTAAGACAAACATTAGTAAATACGGCAGACTCATTAGTAGCTAAGAATATTATTCTTAAAACTAATGGTAAAGAAATGTTAACTGGCGGAAGTGATGGTTTTCCATTAGGAGATGAAGAAAAAGTAGAAGCACAAAAGTTAATGAATAACCGTTATGGCCTTTCTTCTAATCGTTCTAGAAGCTTAATTACAAGAGCTAATTTAACATGGAAATCGCTACATATTGCTGTTCGTGATTTAGGATTAGATGAATCTGTTAAAGTTGACGGTAATATTATATATACAGCTTTACATATTCCAAAAGATATATTGTCACTAGAAGCTAAAAAGACAACGTATAATAATTTTAAAGAAAGTATGGTTTCATATATTCAAAATGAGACTCAATCTACATTAGATGCTTTTTGTCAAGTTATAAACACTTCTAGCAATGATAAGAAATGGAAATTAAAAGGAACGTATGACCATTTGCCTGTTATGCAGTTTATAATGCTAGAGCGCTATGATGTTGTTGCAAAACAAGCTGCAGCATTAAAAGCTTTATTTGAAAGCGGTGTTCCAAATGATATAGCTTTAGAAATGTGTGGTATGGACAAAACAATGACTCTAACACCGCCAAAGCCTACAACACCAACTACAACACCAACTTAAAATGTGCAAACCGTGTCAAGAAAGATGGCGAATAATATTAGCTCAACAATCAAAAGAAGAAACTATGAAAAATAAAGTAACAGAAACACAAGTAGCTAATGCTATGGAAGTTAATAGTGAAGAAGTTTTAAAAACAGAAGCTGTTATCGCTTCAAAACCTGATATTAATAAAATTGTTGAAGAAAGAAGAAAAGCTCTTCTTGATGGAAAAACCATTAGAAAATAAATTATGAGCTACGGAAATTTCATTGCGCTTTTAGGGTTTAAAAAACCAGGTGTGCTAATTATACAGCCACAAACTAAAATATATAGAGCTTTATTGTTTCAAGATGGCACTGCAAGTTCACCTGTTGTTACTGTTTTAGAAAATACAATAGGTAATATTGTTTGGACAAGAAATGCTGAAGGTATATATATAGCTACATTAAACAGTGTTTTTACATATTTAAAAACATTTATTACATTTAATACAGGCAACTCTGTAAATGGATTTGGCGGAGCAGAATGGATTGATGCTAATAGCATACGGTTGTCTACTTATTTGCTAACGTCTTCAGCTGGGCCAACTTATTCAGACGGTAGATTAAGTATTAATGGTGCTTGTATTGAAATAATTGTTTATCCTTAATTAAAAACATTGTATTATGAAACCAGACGGAACAGTAGTTAAATCAATTGAAGATTTAATTACAACAGAACAAGCTGAATTACCACTATCATCAGTTAGACCTTATAGAACATGGACAGCTTTATTAAAGCAAGATGGTTCATCTGTGCCTACAGCTGTAGTGTTGGAAAATACATTAAATGGAGATGTTTTAATAGCTAGATATGGAGTTGGCGGATACCAGTTAAATCTTCCGTATAATATTCAGTTAGAAAAAATATTTATGTTAGGGCAAACAGTTTATGATTCAGGAGCTTACACTGTTTCAATGCCTTTAACAGGGTTTTCATCAACAATAGAAGGCGTTGTAATATTTTACGCTAATCATATAGATGGAATAGTTACAGATCAAATTGCAATAGACATTTACGACTCTTCTAATGCTCAAGTAGAAATGAGTTCTATGATAAGTTTATTACCTATAGAAATTAGAGTTTACAATTAATAAACATATTATATTATGAAAAAAGTAGAAGTGCCAGTAGCAGTAGCGGTAAAAACAGTTGAACAAGAAGAAGTTCTAATGGATGAGTATGGATGCATAATCAAACCATTAAAAGATTTAATAACAACAGAACAACCTGAAGCTGCAACCGCCGAAGAAACAGAAGATTAAGAAAATGGAAAAATTAGTGATACCTGATTTTGAAACAAAAAAAGAGTTGTATGACTTCTTGATGAAAAACAAGGATTCTCTTATAGCTCAAAAATGTTCTGCAATTAAATTTGCCGACGGCTTTGAAGCTCATACCAATGTTTTGAAAAACGAAGTTGGGGTTGCTAATAAAAGCACATTTGATGATAACCAAACAGAGATAACAGTTAAAGCTGTTATCAATACTACTAATATAATGGACTCTCATGGAGATGTGCATCTTAAAGGTATTTGGAAAAAGTCTTTACAAGAGAATAAAAGAATCATGATGCTTCAAGAGCACAAGTCAAATCAGTTTGACAAGATAATTGCAAGCGGAGATGATTTAAAAGCTTCTGTTAAAACATATACTTGGAAGGAACTTGGTTATGACATTGATGGCGAAACGCAAGCTTTAGTTTTTGAGGCTAAAGTTAAAAAAGCACGTAATCCATTTATGTTTGAACAATACAAACAAGGTTATGTAGATAATCATTCTGTTGGAATGCAATATGTTAAATTAAACATAGCTGTAAACGATGAAGATTATCCATTAGCAAAAGAATTGTATGATACTCATATTAATGAAATTGCAAACAAAAGCGAAGTGGAGTCTAGAGGTTATTTTTGGGCTGTAGCAGAAGCTAAAGCAATTGAAGGCTCAGCAGTTCCAAATGGCAGTAACAAAATTACTCCAACATTAGAAGTTAAAAACTTTAATCAAGAAGTTACTGAATCAGCTAAAGCTATGGCTATTAAAGCTTTTTTAGGAATTAAATAATAAAAGCCGCGAAAGCACTTTATAATAAGAAGGAGCCGTGAAAACACTCTGGATGACAAACAAAAAAATTCATAACCTAATCCTTTAAAAAAAATGGATAAAGAATTGTTAGAAGCTTTAGAGGCTAAGTTTGCTACATTGCAAAGTAAACTTGCAGAAGCGCAAGAAGCTGGCGCAAGTAAAGAAGAAGTTCTTAAATTGCATGAAGCCATCAAAACTCAAGGAGAAGCTTTAGGAGCTTTCATTGAGGAGCAAAACAACAAACAAGTTGCGTCTTATACAGAGCAGTTTGTAAACTTTGTTGTTGAGAACAAAGAAAACTTGAAGACTATTCTTCAAAATAAAAGCGGCGTTATCGAGTTCGTGCCTAAAGCTGTTGGAGCAATCACAACAGGAAGCGGTGGAGACGGAGTAATTGTTCCGCCTAAAAACATGAATACAGAAGCTGGCGGATTCAACTTCCGTAATGATGATGCTTTAGTAAGTTTAGCTACTGTAACAAGTACTAATTCACCTACTTACTCATATACTGAGTATGTGCCAAAAGATGGTAACTATGCATTCGTTGCAGAGGGAACTGTTAAACCACAAATTGACTTTACTTGGCAAAATCGCTATGCTGAGCCATTGAAAATCGCTGCTTATGAAGTATTGACAGAAGAGTCAGTAACTGATATTCCTCGTTTGGAATCTACAGCAAGAGAGTACTTGTTCAAAAAACACGGGCTATTCAAAGCAAACGCTATTTACTTCGGGGCTGGCACAGCTGGTATTGCTAAAGGAGCAACACTTTATGGTCGCGCATTTGTTGCTACCGGAATGACCGCTGGAGTTGTTAATCCAAATTTCATGGATGTTGTTAACGCAATCATCACTGATATTTACAGAACTCACAACTACACAGACGAATCTCCGTATGTTGCGAATTTGGTTTTAATTAACCCAATAGATTTCTTCTTGAAATTGACTTCAGCTAAAGATGCTAATGGCTTACCATTGTATCCACAAGCTAGTTTGTTTAACCAAGTTACAATCGGTGGAGTTACAATCAAACCATGGGAAAAAGTAGCGTTAGGTAAAATTTTCGTTGCCGACATGTCTAAGTATAATGTTGCAAATTATATTCCATTCAGTATCCGTATAGGATGGATTAATGACCAATTCATTACTAACCAATTCACAATGCTTGGAGAATCACGTTTCTTTACTTATGTTAAGAAATTAGACGAGCAAGCATTTGTATATGACACTATTGAAACTGTTAGAGCAGCTATCGCAGCAGTGTAACAATCAAAAGTAAGTTGTAAACAGTAAAGCCTAAACACCATGATAATAGACAATTCATATTTTATAGACGAGATTTTTATACCGCATGCAAAACCATCTGTAACAGATGATATAACAGCTGTATCTGCCGACATAGCGTCGTTTATAAATACATATGCTAAGGAGTGTCTTGTCAAGTGTTTAGGCTATGCTTTATTTAAAGAATTCTCAGCAGAATTAGATTCAACAAAACCAAACGGATTAAAAACTGACGCTGATGAGAAATGGAACAAATTGTTAAACGGTACTGAGTACACTGATGCAACAGGCGCTTTAGCTGAATGGAAAGGCATACGCTTTAAAAGCAAAGACGTGTATAATAAATCTTTCTTAGCTGACTATGTTTATTATTTTTATGAGAAATCAGAAGACGACGATAGAGTTGGTTTAGGTAACGTAAAACAAGTTGGAAAAAACTCAGTATCAGTTAGCAAGACGCCAAAAGTAAATGCAGCTTGGAGAAGATTCTTCAATGCAGTACAAGGAGGTCAAAACTTTCCATCTATACATACGATGAGTTTTCCAGCAATCGGAGTTTCAGGCTTTGGAATTGATTGGATGGCGCAAAACAACGAAGCTTCATTATATAGCTTTATAAATAACGCTAATCTAGAAGCTCCAGACACATACAAAGATTTTAAACCGTATTCATTTACTAATGCTAATCAATTTGGATTATGATAGCGTCTAGTGCGATAATCATCGAGAACAGGTTTGATGAAATATTTTCTTATCTGCCACAAATGCAAAATGCTTCTGGAATTTTGTTTTCCCCGACTTTTATGTATGGTGACCAAAAACAACTACTAGATTTTTTAAGGCAAAATAGTAAAGGAGAAAGTAAATACCCTTTGATATGGCTGATATATCCATATAATGAAAAACACAAAAGAAGTTATGTTGAATTTTCAGGGTTAAGCTTAGTTCTAGCTGTTGAAACAAATACATCAATGTTGAATAGTCAAAGAATGAAGGAAACATACGCAAAAGTGTTAATACCTTTGTTTGACAACATAAAAAAATGTTTTAGCATAGCAAACATAGTAAATGTTCCAGATGTTTATGATATAGTAAAGTTTCCTAATTACAGCGAAGACGCTGGAGAGGAAAACGAAACTACATATGTTTGGGACGCATTGAAAGTTACTTTTGATGGAAAAATTAATAGCAATTGTTTACAACCAATAATATTTTAAAAATCTTTAAAAAAATATAAAATGAGTACACTAGCTGAAATAGCAGACAAAAATCCAAACTGCGGTGGCGCATCCGCAGATACTGGTACATTAGGATGTCAAATTGAATTTGGCACTCCACTACATGCAATAGGAATGCGCAAAGGAACAGTAATTCCTGCAAATACTGTTTTTGACAAAGTCTATATAGATACGCAAATTCAATTAGGAAACTTCATTCCATTAATGGAAGCTGATTCTTTTGAAGAAACTTCATCTGAAGACGCTATGAATACAAATTCTAGAGGAGTTGACAGATTGAATGTTATTGGACTTCCTAAATACGTTCTTACTTTTCAATCAGGGCATGAATTTTATAAACAAGTTTCTAAATTGACTTCATTCAAGTCTTTAGATTTTATGTTTGGAGATGGCTCTGGAAACTGGAAATTAGCAGTTAATTCTAATGGTGATTTTAAAGGATTCTCAGTTGGTCAAGTTGTTGCAATGATGACAAAAACCAAAGTACAAGGAGGAGACCCAGAAAGCAAAAAAGTTAGCATTCAAATGCTTGACCGTGACGAGTGGGATAGAAACTACGCAATTTTAGAAAGAAGCACATTGACATTCTCTCCTGGAGATATCGACGGTGTTAATGGCGTTGAAATTGCTTTATCAGCTATTGCTACTGGAGCAACATCATTAACATTTACAGCTATTCTTGCTGCAGATAGAACAACACCTGTTTCAGGTTTAGTTGTTGCTGACTTCTTAATAACATCAGATGGCGTAGCTGTTGTTCCTACTTCTGTTACAGAAGGAGTTGATGGTACTTACGTTGCTGTTGTAGCCGCTGTTACAGCTGGTAAAAAAGTAGTAGTATCTACATTTGACGCTACAACTCAAACAACTGCAATAATTGTTGACGGTGTTTTATTCAGAGGCACATCAGCAGTTGTTACAGCTGCATAATTGGTTTTGATTAGTAATTAAGCCTCGATAACACGGGGCTTTTTTAAAATTTTGTTATGGCTAAAGTTAGAGCAGGAACACTTGGTAAGGGAAGTTATATAGGTCCAAGCGGGAAAAGCACTTTAAGACCAAATTTAACAGGAGCTCAAATAATTTCTAGTGACTATAGTTTATCGAAGCTTTCTTATGAAGAATACCAAGCAGAGTTAAAAAAGTTTAATAAAGACTTATCTAAGACAATAAAAACTATAATAACTACTAATAAACTATACATAGCTCAAATAGTTAAAAATAGGTTATATAATTTACAAGTAAACGCAGAAGAACAAAAAATAAGTATGTTCCCTGATGCTATGCGGGCCGCTAAAGCAGCACAAAGCAGAAGCACATTAAAAAAGGGATTTGGAGGAGGATTTAAAATAGTAGAACGAGTTGACTTGTTTGACACAGGAGCATTCTACACAAGCTTAAGTGCCGACTATATCGACGGCAAGATAGTTATAACCAGTAATGATTATAAAAAAGCAACGTTGATAAAAAAATACGGAGAAAACGTTTTTCAGTTAACTACAAAGGAAGTAAACTGGATTAACGAAAACATAATAGACAAAGAGATTCAAAAGATTCTTGACGCCATGGAATTTAGGGTTGATTTTAAACTCTAATATCCCAAACCCCCAACTTAAAATATTTTTTACATACATTTTCTTAGTCCCGTATCAAACCCGGGTTGAAATAAACGCTTTTAAGGAGTTTTTATTTCAACTACGGGTTTTTATATTTAAAGTATATTTTGATTAAAATTTGACTATTTAAAACATCATCTGAAGCAAATTAACAACTATTATTATATTATTATGGAATTTTATAAATCTTGCAAGACTTTATCAATATATGCATTTAATGAAATTCTTAAAGGTGGAGATTTAAGGTTTTTAATTAAAGAGTATGACGAATATAGCGAAGAAGAAATTAAGTTGGTTGGTGTATATTTAGACGAAGCCACAGAGCTTTTTAAAAACATACTATACGAATATTCTGAAATAACAACAAATAGAAGTTTATTATCAAGCTTTGGTTCTCAAATAAATATTACAAAAGAAGAGTTTAGATATAACTTAACAGAAAAAATATTAAATTTCTATGCTGAAAGTAATGATTTAGATATTTTAAATATACTAAATAACTTAGAATGGAAAATCGATATTAGTAGCGATGTTAATAGTCAAATCAAAACTATAGTAGCTTCAATGAGAAAGCTTAAAACAAAAATAAATATTTTAAAAATAAAATACGAAGAGAAGTTTAAAAATAAAACAAAAGATAGTAAAGAAGATGTTTTTATTGATAAACTTGAATCAGATGCTATAGCATTAGAAATAGCATTAAAAATATCTTATTCAATAGATACTAAAAAGACATCTATTAGTAAGTGGGTTAGCATGTGGAATGTTGCAGATCGAATGAATAAATCTAAAAATAATTAAAGATGGCAAATGCAAAAATAGATACTAAAGACGCTGTAAAAGAAATAAATAATCTTATAGAGCAATTTAACTTGTTAATTAAAGCAACAGGCGATGTATCAACTATATCTAAAGCTAATTTTAGAAAAGTAGAAACGGCATTACAAGGTCTTCAAAAAGTATCTGCGCAATCAAACGCTACTTTTAATCAACTTAACGATGCTCAAAAGAAAGCTTCGTTAGCAGCGAACGCAGAAGCAGAGGCTTTGCGTAAATCATCTAAAGAATTAGACAGGAATGCTAAAGCGGCTAAATCAGCAGCTGTGTCACAAGAAGTATTAGAAAAAAATACAATAAAAACAACCGGAGCATTAAGCGGTTTTTTTACTGGGCTATGGAGCGTGATAAAAGCATTTGGAGTATTTGAAGGCTTAAGATTAGGAGCTGCTATTATAAAAGATGCATACAGTCTAACTAAACAGTTTGACTCTATGAAGTTTTCATTAGAAACTGTTACAGAAAGTTTATTTGACGCTGCTATTTCAAATAGATTTATGTTAGAAATAACAAATGACTTTGGAGTTGAATTAGTAGCTACAACACAAAGATGGATTAAGTTTTTAGCCGCAGCAAAGCAATCAGGTGTTACATTAAAAGACACTGAAGATATATTTCGTTCTGTTACAAAAGCAGGCGCTACTTTAGGTTTGCAAACAGACGACTTAGCAACTGTTTATTTAGCGTTAGAACAAATGATGTCTAAAGGAAAAGTTACAACAGAAGAACTACGTAGACAATTAGGTGAAAAATTACCTGGAGCTGTTGGTATTATGGCTGCCGCTGTCGGAGTTAATGTAAATGAATTAGATAAACTACTTAAAAAAGGAGAGTTATTATCAGCAGATGTTTTACCTAAATTTGCTAAAGCTTTAGAAGCTGCGTATGGAATTGAAACTTTAGAATCAATAGAAACTATAGTTTCAGCACAAAATAGACTTACTAATGCTTGGGAGATATTTGTTAAAAATGTAGTAGAAGGCAAAAGCTGGATAGGAATAACAATGAACTCAATAGCTGGTGGTATTAGCAATGTGTTAACATTATTAGGAGGCTCAAGTTCTTATTATAAAAACATGTTTAATAATAAAGCAATAACTGAAGGAAAAATATTTGCTAAACACTTAACAGATATAGCAACTGGTATATTAGACGAAAAAAAAGCGCAAGATAAGCAATGGGATTATTTAGATAACGAAGCTAGATTAGCTAGAGAACACAAACTTACATTAAGCACTAAAAACACTTCTAAAATAGAAAGAGACGCTGCTCAAAAAAGAGTAGATGAAACGACTGCTGACTTAGTTGCATATGGATTAGAAAGAGATAAAATTCTAAAATCAATAGCAAAACAAGATATAGACAGAACCGCAGCGGCTTATGATGCTCAAGTTATTATAACAGAAGAAGCTAGAAAAGCAATGGAGGAAAATTCAACTAGAGCTACTAATCGTGTTTATGGAATACAGCTTCAAGCTTTAGCTAAATTAGAATCTAGACTTGCTCATTATAGAAAATTAGTAGAAGAATCTACAGCAGTAGGATTTAAAGATGATGATGCCCCAGGTAGAAAACCAGCTACGTTTGAAGTTAAGCCTGTTAACGATTTAACTAACGAACTTAGAAAAGTAGAATTAAAAAATCAAAAAGAATTAAATGATGAGTTATTAGCTGGCGACAAAGCTTCTTATGAAGAAAGACAAAAAGCAGCGATGGACAATGTTGGAATAGGATTAGAAATTGCACAAGTAGCTTATGATGAAGAAATTGAAAAAGCAGATTCTTATTATTTTAAAATGCTTGATGATTTAAATGACGCTATTAGAAAAGGAAGTAAAATAGAAGGGGACCAGTTGAAATTTAGAATGGACCTTAAACAAAATCATATAGATGCTACTTTAATAGCAACGCAAAATCAGAACAAAGCTGTATTAGATGTTGAACAAAAATTTGCTGAAGAACAAATTAAACTAGCAAAACAAGTTGAAGATGAAAAAATAGCTATTTCAGACAGCAAATATAATAAAGATGTTATAGCAGCCAAAAATGCGTATAATGCATCTGCAAAAACAGCAGCAGACCAAAAAACGTTAGATGAAGCTTTAACTAAAGCGGCTATTGAACAAGGCAATGCTCAAATAGAAATAAGAATAGCGACTTTAGAAGCTTTACTTGAATACGGTGATTTAACAGATACTCAAACAAAAGACACAATTCTTTTAATAGAAAAATTAAAAGCGTCTTTACAAACATTTAAACCCGGAGATGATTTAAAAACAGCTGCGGATAAATTTGTAGAAATTTTAGAGTTTGTAAGTGAAGCAAGTCAAGCTATATCAGACTTAGGTAGCGCTATATTTGATAGAAAAATTGAAAGTATTAATGCTGAAATAGAAGCTGAAAAAAATAAATATGACACTTTAATTGGTTTAGCAAAAGGTAATAAAGACGAACAAGTTAGGCTTCAAACTGAAAAAGACGCTAAACTAAAAGAATTAGAAGCTAAAAGACTTAAAGAAGAACAACGTAAAGCTAAATTTGAAAAAGCTAATGCTTTAATACAAATTGCCATTAATACAGCTATAGCTATTGCCAAAGCAGCAGGTCAAACTGGAACAGGGTTTGTTATAACTACGCCTATGTTGATTGCATTAGGAGCTATTCAAGCAGCAACTGTATTAGCTCAGCCAATACCTAAATATGAACACGGTCTTAAAAACGCTAAATCAGACCACATAGGTATGATTAATGATGGGCCTAATCAAGAATTTATTGAACGCGACGGAAATATATTAACAACATCTACCAAAAATGCTATTGTTAACTTAAAGAAAGGAGATACCGTACATAAATCTTATGATGATATGGTAGGAGATAGTATATTTAGCAATTTGTCGCGTTCAATACTTTTAAATGGATTGTCAACTAAACCAGATTCATACTCAAGAGAGGCTAACTTGGAAAAAGTATTTGATAAGAATTTAAAAACATTAAATAAAGATTTAAAAAATGGCATAAAAGACGGGTTTAAAAATGTAAACATACATAATCATACATCTTATGATGCTGATTGGATTAGATATAAAAATGATACTTTATAATTAAAAACAAAAAATACAATGTCTATAATTCAAGACTCATATTATAAAAAATATCGCTATTCTCTAAGAGGCGATTTAGGGACTCTATACATTTCAGAGCCAATAGGTTGGGATGAAGATAGAAAAAAATTTAAACGATCTGGGGACGTGCACGGTGTTTTTATAAACTTATCAAATAATTTAGAGTTTTATATTGGAGATGAAGAGAATGATGGTGGTTATAATTATCTAAAAGAGACTTATGCTATATACGGAATAAATGCAAAAGTTATTTTAATTAAAGAAGAAGATGTTTCTGGAACATGGATTGAATTATATAGAGGTAATTTTGATTTTTCAACATATACAAAAGGACCATATAAAATATCAATAATGTTTAACGAGTCTGGCTTGTATGAAAAAATTAAAGCTAGAAATTCAGAAGAACTAGAAGTAGATAGATTGACAACAATGGATGGCACTGTTATACCGGAAATGCGTGTTGACACAGTTGGATTAGACGGGCGCAAAATACTCATAATAGACGAGATGAATTCAACTAAATCTGCAAACTATTATGATATACAATTAGAAGGCGGAGATGGAGGAGTTCTTTTTTTTCCAGACGGTCCTGATATAGCATTAAATTTTAGCGGCTCACGTGACTATGGCGCTGCTGTAATACCAACAAAAATGGTTGCTGAACAATCAGGTAATGCGCAAACAATATATGATTACAATTGTCCAGCTAATGATGGCAATTGGACTTTAGGCAATGCTAGTTCAACAGGCTCTATGTTTTATGATGAAGCTGATAATCCTAAGACATTAAAAATATCTATGGATATTCAAGTTAAAAAAATATTTAGTAATTCTATAGATGTAATGAGAGTAGAGTTGGTTAAGTATGGTGGAACATTAGGATTAGAAATATTAAGTCAAACAACATTAATAGAAGCGATTAACCCTATTACAGATGTAATACATTCTTATAAAGTATCAGAATTGCTTATACCAATATTAACTGGAGAAAGTTTATCTTTAGTTGTACATTGTAAAAAAGACGGTACATCGCCTGGATTTGTCAGAATAGTTAAAGCTGATATTATAGTATATGACGAAACCTATGCGGACCCATCATCAGCAAAATTTTTATTGCCGTTTGAATCTTTAGATAGGATTATAAATATAATAACTGACGAGCCTAATAGATTAAAATCTAAAGCGCTTGGCAGAACAGATATTGGCTATGCAAATGACGGAGAGGCTTCTTTAACCGGGTTAACAAATGGTTTTTGGGTTAGACAGTTTAATACAGAAAAGATAACAACTTCTTTTCAAGACTTTATGGATTCATTTAAAGCTATTTGGCAATTAGGTTATGGCATAGAAAAAAATGGTTTTGATGAAATTGTTAGAGTTGAGCATATATCGCATTTTTATCAAAATGTAGTAACAATAAGATTAACTGAACAACCTAGTAAAATAACTAGAAAATGCGCTAAAGAATATTTTTATAGTGGATTAGAAATAGGCTATTCTCAACCATCTGGCGCAGTATTGTATGAAGAAGCTTTAGGGTTAGATGAATATAATATTTTAAATAAATTTACAACAGCTATAACCAGGATTGAAAATAAATTCATTAGCATAAGTAAATATAGAGCTGATTCGTATGGTACTGAATTTGCTAGGCGTAAACCTAAATTGTCATATCCAGAAGAAGATACTAGATATGATTTAAGCGTTATGGTGCTTGATTTAAAACGTGGAATTAATAATATATTTCAACAAAGGAAATGGAACGATGATTTTGTTGTGCCAACTCCTTTTAATAAATTTAGCACTGGAATATATTCTCCAGAAACAGCAACGAATTTAAGATTCAGTCCAATGAACACGTTGCTTAGATGGGCCTTTTGGATTAAAGGAGGATTTATGAAAAACCTAACAGAGTTTGTTAGATATACAAGTTCTAATGGTAATTCAAGTTTAATTACTGAAATAGATAAAGTTGGTGGTGTACCTAGAGCTGAGAATGGGAATGTTTTAAATAGCGAGTTAGATAAAAATCTTTTTAACCCAGATACAATAACGTTTGAATACGCAATAGATGAAAAATTATTATTAGCGTTAAATGGAAAGACATTGCACAATGGAGAAGAAATAATGAATTACTACGGATTAGTAGAATTCATTAATGAAGAGGGCGATTATGAATATGGTTTTTTATTAAGCGCTGAACCAAATGCAAATGGAAAATTTGAATTATTAAGTTCAACAAAACGCATATCAAGCGTATCTAGCAATACAGGTAAAACAAGTATTATGATTGGGCCGTCATTATTAGTAACATTAAATCAAAATATAAATGAAGTAATATTAACATGGGCAGAAGCTAAAGCGCAAGAAGGAATATCTCATTATAGAGTATACATGGATGGAAAATTGGTTGGCAACACATTAGACAATTCAACCTCTTATACTATAATAAATGTAAGTGAATTTGTAGAACACAATTTTTATGTTATAGGCGTTACAAATCAATGTAGGGTTACTACACAATCAAATGTGGCTACTATCACATTACCAACAACACCAACTTCAAATAACTTAGATTTTAACTTAAATAAATATTTATAATCATGGCAACAACAAAAATAACATTTGCTGATAAGATTGCGGTTATACCGCCAGGAACTCGTATTAATCAAGTATGGGACTTAGATGTTAACGAAATTAAAAATGCTATTAATAAAAATGCTGATGTACAAATTGTACATGCTCAAACAATAGCTAACATTGTAAATAATGGCGATTTTAATGTTGTTACTTATAATGAAGATTTTACTTATACAAGTGGACCACAAACATTTGCAATAGCTATTCCAGGGGTAGTTGTTAAAAATGTATTTAGAGGCAGAGTAAGATTATTTAACGATGAATATACTTTTGTAGATGGAGTAGTCACAATAACTTATGAGACTTTAGAATCAGGAGAAAAAATTTCAATAACTAATTAATAATAAACAAAAACAAACTATGAAGACAAAAATTTTAATTATTGTAGTGTTCTTATTTACATTAGGAACATGGGCTCAAGGCGTCGTAACGCCTGTAGACAGACTTAAAATAAAAGTGCCGCCAAAAAATAATGTTGCGACCAGGGTATTAGTACAAGATACAATTTCAAAAGAAGTTGGTTGGGTACTTAAATCTACTTTGACACCTACAAAACAATTTGTAAATGAAATAACAGAACAAAAAGGATTTACTCTTACAGGTCAAGACTTAGTTATAAACGCTGATTGGGAGTGGATTATCAATGATAATCTATATTCTAATACAGCTAGTCAAACTATAAACATTCCATTAGCTTCTACTGGGATGTCTAGAATTGATATTGTGGTTTGTAATACAGCAAATGGATTCGTAAGAGTGGTAGGCACAGAAAGTTCAACTACGCCAAATGCGCCGCCAATTCCTTTAAATACCATACAAGCTACCTTCTTTGTTGTTGAAGACACTGTAATTGAAGAACCGGCTCCAGCGGTAACAAGTAGCCTTTACATACCTAAATCGGATAAAGTAAGAAGCATTTTAACTGGGAGTAGCGCATTAATATCAGCAGGTAAATTTGCGCAGAGAAGCTCTTTTGAATTTGTAGGAGCATACACAACAGTGTCTAAAATATCTTGGTCTAATAATAGAGACGGATATTATGGAAGAATATTTACATTTAAAAATGGTCAAGCTACTAATATTACAATAACCCATGACTCAAATAGTGGTCCTGGAAATCCTTTTATTTTTTCTAATGGACAAGACTATGTATTGACTCCAAATGAAATAATAGAATTTTCATTTAATTCTAACACAAATAAGTTAGAACATATTGGAAAAATAGCGTCTATTCCATCTGCTGCTATAACAGACGGAGTTACAACTACTTCGCCAAGTGAAAATGCTGTGTTTGATGCATTAGCTACTAAAGCAAATACTTCTTTATTAAATAACTATATTCCATTAACTGGAACAACAGTTGGTAATCCTGTCGCAGGCGATATAGAGGTGTCAGATGGCTTTAGACTATTAATAGATGATGGAAGTATAAATATTGGAGGTTTTATAGGTAATATAATGTTGCCATCTGACGGAGGAGGAACTAATAACCCAACTATAGCTTATCCAGAAGCCTCTCACGGGCTTGGAGGACTTTTTGATTATTCTCCAAACATCACAAATCTTGATTACACGCAAAAAATATATGTAGATACTGGATTAGCTACAAAACAAGATTCTTTAGTTTCAGGTACAAACATAAAAACTATTAATGGCAATAGTTTATTAGGCTCTGGAGACGTTGTAATATCTGGTAGCGGTACAACAGAAACTGCTTCTAATGGTTTGACTAAGGTTGCTGATGATATTAAATTAGGTGGAGTTTTAACAGGTAACACATCAATAGATTTAGGTAGTGGTGCAACACAGAATAAATTAACATTAGTATCAACATCAACAGGTACTCCAGTTGGGCATAATGCATTAGAAGTTAATGTTTCAGGAGCAGTTACCGGGACAAATAATTCAGCTGGATATTTTGTAAATACAAGAACAGGTTCTGTAACTAACTATGCTCTTCAAGGTATAAGTTCAGGTGGCTCTGTTAATAATGGTGTTAAAGGAGATGGAACATCTGTTGGAGTACTTGGAAATTCTACTGGTAATTTTGGTATGGGTGTTAAAGGTTCTGTTAGCGGAACAAATGCCGTTGCTATTCAAGCTAGTGCAACAAGTACTTCTAGTGGAGTGGTTTCTAATACAGTTGAAGGTATTCCTATTATTGCAAATATGGTATCAACTAATTTAACAGCTGTTAAAAGAACGCTTATTTTAAATAGACTTGCAGCAAGTCCAGGTGGCTCGGATGGTATTGGTAATAGTATATTATTTCAAACAGGAACTAATGGTGTTGTTACATCTACTGATTCTAATGAACTAATAAGTAAATGGACAAATGCGACATATGCTAATAGAACGTCAGAGTTTTCTATAACAGGTTTAAATAATTCTACTACAAATACATTAATGACCTTAGGTGGCGCAGGAAAAACAACTTTAAATAAATATGGAGTTGGAGCTTTTACAGGAACACCTACTTATGCATTACAAGTAGATGCTTCTGGTAATATTATAGAAGGAGCATTAGCAGGTGGAGGTGGAGCAACTAATCTTTCATACGCAGCTTCTCCTACAAACGGAACTGTTACTAGTGATACAGGAGCAGACGCCGCTATACCTTTAGCTGACGGTGTTAATGCTGGTTTAATAACTCCAGCTGAAAAAACTAAAATAGCTAGTTCTATAACTTCATATACTGAAACAGACCCGTTATCATTGAAGTCAGCTAATAATCTTTCTGATTTAACAAATGTAACAACAGCGAGAACTAATTTAGGCTTAGGAACATTAGCGTTGTCAAATGCTACTATTCCTACAAACACAAATGAATTAACTAATGGCAGTGGTTATATCACGTCTTACACAGAGACAGACCCAGTTGTAAAAGCTATCACAGGATTAGTCAAAAGCAATGGTACAACTATTAGCGCAGCTATAGCTGGAACTGATTATTTAACACCAACAGGCAGTGCTGGAGCTTTAACTTCTTTCCCGACATTAAACCAAAACACAACAGGTAATGCTGATACAGCTACTAATTTAACAGGTTTAACCACTAGCGTTGCTACTTTAAATAATCAATCTGGAACTAACACTGGAGATAATTCAGTTAACTCTAATTATGCTTCTGATTATAGAGCTGCAAATTTTGTAGCTGGAACTAATTATCAAGCTCCTATTACGTTAACAACTACAGGTACATCTGGAGCATCAACACTTATAGGAAACACATTAAATATTCCTAGCTATAGTGGTGGCGCAGGGGGATTAAGTGGTGGTGTAATAAATTACATACCTAAATATGACTCTACAACTAGTATTGTACCAGGAAGTATATATGACAATGGAAATGTAGGAATTGGCACAACAACACCTGCTAGTAAATTAGATGTAAATAGCGAAATTATCGGAGCCTCAGGAATTAGGTTGTCTAATATGCCAGCAAACAATAATATGACAATAGCAAATAATTTAACAGTTAGTTCTTATCCTGAATTTATAGCGACAGATAAATTTGGCAATGTATTCGTTACGCAATCTGCTCCTACTAATCTTATTACTAAAATTACGCCGACTGGAACTGTTACTACTGGATGGGCTACAACAGGAGGAAATCCAAGAGGCATAGTATTTGACTCATATGGTAATATATATACGCCAAATTCAAATACTAATACAGTTACTAAAATAACCCCTTCTGGAGTTACTACTACTTACGCTACGCTTACCGCTGGGTTTAAAACACCTAGAGGTATAGTTATAGATGCTTCAAATAATTTATTTACGGTAAATTATAATACAAATGATATTACTAAAATAACTGGATTAGAAACATTTACTACTTTTGGAAATATATCAACAAATAGTAATTGTATTGTCATGGATTCTTCTGGAAATCTATATACAACAAGCGGGGCAACTAATACAATTATAAAAACAACGCAAGCAGGAGTTAGCACTACTTTTGCAACACTAGGTAATAACGCAGGTAGATTAGCTATAGATTCAAATGACAATATATATTGTGCATCTGGGTCTGTATCTGGTATTATTTATAAAATAACTTCAGTAGGTGTTGTTACAACTTTTGCAACTTTAGATAATTTCGGTAGTCATATATTTATTGATAATAACAATACATTATATGTATCATCATCTAACTTAGCTAAATTTTATAAAATAACCGCAGATGGCACAATTACAAGTTCAGCTTTATCAACAACACTAGGATATGGTATAACAAAAAATAATAGTGGAATATATGTTTGTTTATACAATTCAGGATTAGTTGCAAAAGTTACTGAGTCAACTAATATATCTGAGGTGCTAGCTGTTAATTCAACTGGCGATATAGTTAATAATCCTAATTTAACAACAACTGTCGGCAATACAATTGCAAATATAACTTCAGATACAACTGGAAAAGCTATAATAACTAAAGAATATTTTGCAGCTAATGCAGGCGGTACAGATACTAATGCTGTTCATAAAACAGGAAACGAAACTATAACAGGTATAAAAACATTTTCTGTTGCTGATAGTTCTACAAATTTAACGCTAACAAATAGCGGAAATAGCACAGAAGCAATGAGTATAACAAACACAGGGTCTGGCAATTTTGAAAAAGGACTTTCAATAACTAATAATTCAGCAGGCGGTTTCGGATTAGTATCAATAAACAATTCAGGCAATGCCGCTGGACGTTTTATAAATAACGGGACGGTTAATGCTATAATAGCAGAAAACAACGGTACAGGTTCTGGAATTGAAATAATGAATTTAGGCAGCGGTAGCGGGTCAGCATTGCTAATAAATAATGGTACTTCATTAATTAGTTCATCAGCAGGCATAATAATTAATTCAGAAGCGGCTAGTACAGCAAAATTATTTATAGGTAAAAGCAGTAGTGTAGAGACGTCTTCAATATCTAAAAATGGCGACATAGCTGGAAACTCATTTATAAAAACAGGCGGAACTGGAGCACAATATTTAATGGCTGATGGAACAACTAGCGCTGGCTCGACTTCAACTGATTCTAGATTAATAACAGACGTGTTAACTGCTGACCAAAGCAATTCAACGGTAACGCTAACTAAAGTAACTGGATTAGATCAAACATTAGAAACTGGTATATACCAATTCAAATATATGGTTAGATATCAGTCATCAGCTACAACTACTGGTGTTAGATTTTCTGTTAATCATACTGGAACATTAGGATTCTTTACCGCAACAGAACGTTGGACAGACGTTTCAGCAACAGCGTCTACCGCTACGACGACTCAAAATGGCGTTATTTCAGCTGGACAGGTTACTGGTAATATGAGTGCGAGAGCTAAGTCGACAACTGGCTGGGGAACAACTTTAGGAGTTGATACAATTAATGCTGATATGATGATTATTATAGAAGGAACATTCGAAGTTACAGCATCAGGTAATATAGAGTTGTGGCATGGTTCTGAAACAGCAAATGCTACAACTGTAAAAGCTGGCAGTAATTTAGTAATAACAAAAGTAAACTAAAAAATAAAATTATGAAATTTATAGCTAAAATATATGAAAGAATATCTTTCTTTTTGTACGGGGGTAAATCTTTAAATCAAAATTATTAAAGATGCTATATTTAAACTACATAAAATATACCATAATCCTAGCGCTTGTTTGCGCTGGGGTTTGGTTTATTAAAGACTATATAGACAAAAAAGAATTTAAACAAGATACTGAAGCTAATGCTTTATCACAAAAGCGTTTTGATAGTCTACGTGTTTCATATACTGTTTTGACAGACAAACAAATGATGGAAACATTAAAAGAGAATAATGAATATAAAGCATTGTTAAAAGAGAATAATATTAAGTTGGGTAGGGTAACGTCAGTTATGCAGAGTATTTTAAAGTATAGAGACACGACTATTATAACAACAGATTTATCAGAAGTTGTTAAAGCTATTAATTCTAAAAAAGATATATCAATGCCGTTTAAAGATTCTACTAAATGTTTAGTTATAAAAGGAAGGGTAGATTTTATAAATGGAATTGGAACATTAAATATTACGGATAGGATTTCTAATAACAAAACAACTATATTTGCTTATTGGGAAAGAAGAGAATGGAAATTACTTGGTTTCAAAACTAGGTTCTTAGGTAAAAAACAAGGTACCGCAAAAGTTATAGATGAATGCGGCGAAAGCAAAACTATAAACATTGAAAAAAGATGAAAAAATGGAAAATGTTTTATCAAAACCAACGTTAAGTAAAAAAGAAGCCCAAAGTGAATGTACTCACTTTTTATCACCTAGATTTACAAAAAAAGATAGAGCTATTGTCGCTGAATTATTAATGCGAGAATATAAAGATGGATTTATAAACGGTTATAATTTAAAAATTAAAGAAAAATAAAATGGCAAAATCAAGAATAGAAGTAAAATTCATAAGTATACCATTATTAGATGACGCGTTAGGTTTTAGCAACAGCTCAACATCTTATTTACAATATCCAGTAGAAACATTTGTAGACTTAAGGTCTAATCTTAAAGAAGCAACTATAGGCACGTCAATTAATAATTCAGCTGTAAAATATTACTCAGCTTTAATGTTAGATTATAATAACACTGGTTTATATACTTTTTCAGTTAATGGAGATACAGTAACAATAACATCTACTTTACCAAATACTGTATTTGCTTTGAATATGGACTTAGGTTCTTTTTATCAAGTAACAATATTTAATGAAGTAGAAGCAGAGCCAATATCTATATCAAGTATTACATTTTCAACTTTTTTAGCAGAACCTGGTGACAAAGTTAATGTTAATGTAACAACGTCTGTATTAGCTAATTCTTATACACATGGAGATATAACAGTAAATCCAAACTTAGTTAATCCAATAGTGTATCAAGCGCTAAGAGGGCAAACTGAATTATTAATAGTTTCTAAAATAGACGGTTTAGATGTAACTACAGCTCAACAAAGTGTTGTAGCTCCAGATGCTTTATCAGCTGGAAATATAACAATTAATTTAGTAAATACTCCTAATGGTTCTAATGCTACATTTGATGTTATTATGACATACTTATTAGTTTTAGAATATTCTTTAAATGGCACAGCTTGGCAATCATCTAATGCTTTTTCAGGTTTAGAACCAGGAAACTACACTGTATATGTTAGAGACCAATTTGGATATATTGTAAATAGAAATTTTGCGGTAGATATTTTTAGTCCTACAACACCAACTAGCCAACCTAAGGAAGAATTTTCGTATATATCTAAAGCTATGTCTATAAGATATAAAAGAAATCAAGAATGGGATTATAATGATATTTATAAAACGCCTGAAAATACACTTAGTTGCGAAGAGGATGTTTTAATAGCTTATAAATATAAACAAAAGTTCAAGCCAACAAATGTTGTTAAAACACAGTTCCTTTCTAACTATGCAACAATATCAGCTAATGTAATTAAAAGTAATGGAACGAAAGATTCTTTAACAATAGTTAAAAAAATTAATTTTATAGACATAGAAGATAAAAGAGATGCTAGAATGTATAAAGTATCAGAAGGTAAACTTGGTATATATTTTACTTCTGGTAATACTTATGATTATTCAACAGGTATAGATAATGGTGATTATGCATTAAATGGTTCTTTACCTGATTATGGAGTAATAGGCGGTTATATAGGAATAGATATAGATGGTTGGTTTTTAATTGAAGATATAATATATAGCGAAGCTAAAAATGCAGATGTGCTTATAGTTTCTAAAGTATATAATGGAATTGATTATCCAGTTGTGGTTTATGCTAAGTACAACAAAAAGAATTTTAATGTGTATGAGTTTGCTGTTGATTTTTCACAATACAATAATCAAGAGATTCAAATTGAAATTTTGCAAGAATCAACCGTTGATGGTTTTACTCCTTACAACTATCTTAGTGAAGTTATAGAAGTATCAGATTATTGGATTAATACTGTTGAGATTAAATGGGCAAATGAAACAGATACACTTTTGTTCTATTCTACAGGAATACATCATATAGGTAATTTTGAATTTACAACTTTTAAACTAGGAAAAGATTCTACGTTAGAAATTCACAAAACACCTTATGCTTCAGTTGTTATAGAAGCTAGCAATAATGAATTAAGAGAGTTGTTAATAGAAGATGTTTCTACAGAGATAGCGCAACAATTAATACAGATTGCTTTACACAAGTATATTTGCGTTAATGGATTGAGGTATATTTCAAATGAGAGTCCTGAGTTAG